GGAATAATGCACAGTGTGCATATCCACCAGATTGTCCTTACGATTCCATAGAAACAAAAGAACCCCCAAAAGTTTTAAAAGTAGACGCAACAGAATCTACTGAATACGAATACAATCCAACATTAATGTACACTGGAAACAATAATTATACGGTTGACGGTAAACCAGATTATCAAAAATATCTTAAATATCTAATGGAGTTTTTAAAGCAAGAGTTTCCTATGCCCAATCCAGATCCAGATCCGTATAATAATTATCCTGGTTCTACATATAATCGTGATTGGATATTGGTCACAGAAAATCCACAATGCACAACCGATAAAATGAATTACTATAAGTATAGTTCTTTAACTAAACTTATTTTTATAAGTCTAAGTACTGCACTTAGAACTATGATTGGATTATGTCCCATAGTAGGATTCAAACCAACATGCGAACACGCAATACTTTTCAGACAAGATCTGGAAAGTATGGGGTTATATTATAAAAGAGTTAAAAATTATCAACCTTGGAATAATTTAAAATCATTCTACGGATACAGTATTGCTTCCACTGCGGCAGGAATTACCTACGAAAAATTAAATAATTTAGTGTTAAATAAGAATGATAATATCTACTCTTATGATTTCTTAAAAAATAATTTAAATCTTAATTTACCTTAAACTGCTTCTGATACCTGTATTTCAATAACAGAAGCTATATTTGGTTCGTCTTCTGTAAACAAATATAAAGTTGGTGTGCTATTTGTTGTTCTTAAATAATGAATAGTTTTTATTTTTAGAAAAAGCAGAAAAAGATTGTCTAAAATCTTTTATTAATGAGTTTTTAAATCTATTCTTAATCATTTTAGATATCTATTCTTTCCGATTAAATACATCCTCTAATTTTTCGTCAACTGTTTTTTTTTATCTTCCATAATATACCTCAATATATTTATACCAAAAATGTTCAGTCTGTCATGTAATAATAACCACCACCTGATCCACCACCACTTGATCCACCACCTGATCCACCACCACTTGATCCACCACCTGATCCACCAGCAGGCTGCGTGACGACAGGCGGCGTTGCACGGCGCGCAGCAGCAGCCTGCTGAAGTACGCCACCACCACTTGATTCACCACCTGATCCACCACCACTTGATCCACCACCACTTGACCCACTGCTTGTCGGACCACCTGATCCAAGATTAGCCAGACTTTCTGACATTGTATTGTAAATATATTGATGGAAGGTTGATGTATGTACCGACCCAACCATTTTTCTACCCAGGTGTTCATGGAAAGGACCATAATAGGCTGTTCCGTCTACATATCCAACCAATTGACTTATAACCGATGATCCGTCTGGCATTGTAGGAGCAGTCAAACCGGAACTTAAAACTATACCGTCTGATACCTGTATTTCAATAGCAGAAGCTATATTTGGTTCGTCTTGCATAAACAAATATAAAGTTGGTGTGCTATTTGTTGTTCTTAAATAATGAATAGTTTTTAATGCATTTTCATTAATTAGACCAAAAACACCATCTAAGTATGGAGTTAAAGTATCTTTTGTGGTAGAAAATCTTAATATCTTTTTATAATTACTTGTTGATGTTTGTTCAAATGTGTACAGTTTATTTGGATTTAAATACACTATATTACTTTGTAAAACACTAGAATTACCAGATTTTACTTTTAATAATATTTCATTCATCAAAGGATTTATATTAATACTAACATCAAATACAACCGAAGAAGTTTGTGCTGTTGTTATATAAAATTTATCAATTGCAGTTAAATTAGAAGTAGTCACGATAGTGGGTGTCACAGTAGAAACTGTTGAACACGATTGTGATTTAAAGTGACTATAATATCCTTCGGTTCTAACGTAACATTCGTATTCTGTGGTATTATCATATGTTTGATTTGTTTGCGTGTTTAAACAACATCCTGTTACAGTATTATCAAACAAATCTTGTGTTGGATTTTTTATCTTGGTTTTTGCGTAAAAATTAATAATTGTGGAAGAACCTATTAAAGATTCGCTGATTGCTTTTGTTTTTAGTTTAATTATTTCTTTATTGTTTATATTTGAAACCTCTAAAATTTCATATTTGTTGTTATTATTTTGAGAGTTTGGGTTAATAATTTCTATTAAATCACCTGGTTCAATATATCTGGAAGAAAAATTATTTTCTGATTTTGGATTTATTGATATCAATAAAGAATTTGTAGCTATATTTTTATTTTCCCAAGAGGATGTTGAAGTTATTATTGGTACGTCTATAAAATAATCACCTTCAAAAACTTTTTGCAAATCTGTAGACGCCACTGTTGTTGTGGTTTTTGCAAATAAAATATTATTTTTATATTCTCTAAAAAATAAATTTAAATCATAAGATTTATCTAAACCATTCTTTTCGTCCAAATAAGACGCGTTAGAAAAAGATAAACCAGAAAAATCATTTAATCCATTAAACAGTATGTCTAGATATTTTTTATCTTTTTCAGAAGCCCCAGAATAATCCAACATTACTTTAGTTTCTGCGTTTTCTTGGTAAAAAACTAAATTTGGTTTAGACTCTACTGGGCCGTTAGAATTAAAAATTTCTTTTTCGTCGTCTGTTATTGTTAAGTAATGAAACAGACCAGTTCTAACAAAGCCGTATCGATTTAAATCATCAGAGCTATTATTAGCTAACAGCGCATTAGTATTTTGTATTGGCATAATTTTTAAGAAGCAATGTAGTGTATTCTAATTGGATAAGTATTGGAACTTTCAAAGAACAGATTTTGTAGGTTGTTTGTTTCTATGAAAATGCTTTGACCAGAAGACAGCGGATAACCATCATTACCTTCACCATTTCCTGATATTAAAACATCCTTTGTTAGATTTGAGGTTGCAGCTCGTATGGTTACACCAGAATAAAGTGCGGTTGATGTTGGGAATGTTGTTAATGCCGAGGTTATGTCAAGAACACCAATATAAACTTGTCCGGGTTTTTGAGAAATTGTATTTATTCCATTTGCAACTTTGTTGTAAATGTTTTCTATATCCGAACATTTTGTTTGTATATCTTGTAGTTGACTTTGTACTTGTACAATAGAAGCATTTACTGCATTTAAATCTACTGCTACCTGTCCACTAACTGAGACTGGCATGGCAGTAGACCATATAACAGGAACAGCATCACCAGATCCTAATCCCTTGACTCTAACAGCAGGTCCTGTTGTGGCACCAGCAATGAACAAAGGAACATTTTGATTGGCTTGACAAATTCCTATAATTGTTCCTACGTTTACAGTTGCAGTAAATCCGGATCCAACTATATTTACATTTAGGGCATCACCAGAAGAACCGATAGAAGCTCCAGAACCGGAACGTAAAGTTACCGGAATCATAGTTTCTCCGTTATTTCCTCCGTATATACGCACACCATCATAACCTGGTAGTAGATAACGGCCACCAGTGATTCCCACTGTACCGGATACTGTAACACTATCAGTGGAAGAATTTAATCTTCTGCCACCTGTAATACCTAATTCAATACCACCAGTAACGCCTTGTACGTAAACATTACCTAATACACTGACATTACCTGTGATACCAAGACGAATACCGTTAGTTACGCCTTGAACATACCCGTTTATTTGCACTGGAGCAAATGAAGACGATGTTGTACCGGAAACAACCAATGGAATGGTTGAACTGCCGGATAGTCCGTTTATCATTCTAAAATTACCAATTCCACCAACACTACCTGTGATTCCTAGGGTAGCAGTTACTGTTCGTATATCGACTGGGAGTGGTGCACTGGTTGTTACTCTTGAGGTGGTTTCTGCAGGACCCCATGCCATTTTAACAATTTGTACGTGACTATTGGTTACACCACTAGTGCTGTAATCAGTGGCTATTGATGCGGTATTTCCGGTTATGTCTACTGTTATATTTGTATCAATGTCTGGCATTTATTTCTCCGATGGTAATGGAAAAAGATCCGTTTATCTCCTATATATAGGTATACTAAAAGGTTTATATATGGTCTTATATTTTGATGAAGAAACACAAAACGATTTTTGCCGCCAAATAGAAAAATATGTAGAAAAGTGGAATGTCTCCTACATGGATGCGGTTATTGCTGTATGTGAAATTAAAGACATTCCCGTGGAAGGGTTGGCAAAAGTTTTATCAAAACCAATAATTGAAAAACTAAAAGAAGAAGGCCAAACCTTAAATTTTCTTCCAAAAACAACAAAACTACCAATTTAATTTGACTTTACTGATTATCGGTGTATATTAACATTAATAGGAGATATTATGTCATTTAAAGATCTAAAGAAGAATTCAACGTCAATGGCCAGCAAGCTTCAAGAAGAACTGGAGAAGAGCAACAAGACTAATGATTACAAGGACGACCGATTTTGGCGACCTACTCTGGACTCTGCTAGTAATGGATATGCAGTTATTCGATTCCTTCCTTCAGTGGAAGGCGAAGACATTCCATGGGTTAAGCTGTACTCTCACGCCTTTAAGGGAAAGAGTGGATGGTTTATTCACAACTGCCCCACTACCCTTGGCGAAAAGTGCCCAGTTTGTGAAGCAAACTCTGAGCTATGGAATAGTGGTACTGAAAGCGATAAGCGTATTGCTCGTGATCGTAAGCGTAAGCTTAATTATGTGTCTAATATTCTTGTTGTGGAAGATCCTGCTGCTCCTCAAAACAAGGGTAAGGTGTTCCTGTTCAAGTACGGTAAGAAGATTTTTGAGAAGATTCAAGAGCAAATGAACCCAGAATTTGAAGACGAGAATGCAGTTAATCCGTTTGATTTTTGGAAGGGTGCAAACTTCAAGTTAAAGATTCGTAAGGTTGAAGGTTACGTCAACTACGATAAGTCTGAGTTTAGTGCAGCTTCAGAACTGCTTGATGGCGATGACGCCAAGCTTGAGGCTCTGTGGAAGAAGCAATACGCTCTAAAGGAGTTCGTGAATCCCAAGGAGTTCAAGAGTTATGCAGAACTCAAGGTAAAGCTGGTAGATGCTCTAGGAGGCGATGTTCGCGGTGAAGCTTCCGAAGATGATACTATCGAGAACCAAGCACCTGCTCGTTCTTCACGGAAGCCGTCTCCCAAGACGGAAGTGGATGAAGATGTAGATGTTGAAAGTTATCTGAAGTCTCTAGGAGACGAATAAAAAAGGCCCCGAAAGGGGCCTTTTCTTTTATCCCATATCTGTTCTCCAAGACGGTAAACTTCGCATCGTATTCTTTATACTGGATAAAGGATCTGATCTTGGCATACCTGCTCCAGAGCTGCTTTGACCACCGCCAGAATAATTGTTTACTATTGTGGCTTGTTGTTGCTTTTGACCTTTTTGTAGTAATGGAAGTTGTTTTAATCGCTGTTCCATAGACATAAGTTCTTTATTTTTTTTATTTATTTCCATTATATTCATATTGGTTTTATTAATACTGTCCGTTTTTATTAAATTATCTTTGTTAATATTTCCTTTTAGTATACCAGATGAAAACTGAATATCCGCGTTTGTTGCATTATTTGGTTTATCGGATTTTTGTGCAATCAAATTATCTTTATTGTAATTGCCTTTTAATACGCCAGATGAAAACTGAATATCAGTGTTTGTTTGATTATTTGGTTTATCTGATTTCTCTGGAATTAAATTATCTTTATTGTAATTCCCTTTTAATACACCAGAGGAAAATTGTAAATTATTATTTGTTGGATTATTTGGTTTATCTGATTTCTCTGGAATTAAATTTGTTGGATTATTTGGTTTATCAGATTTCTCTGGAATTAAATTTGTTGGATTATCGTTATTTGTACTGTTTTCTTTTTTGGTTTGCTCTTGAGCAGGATTATTATTTTCTGGCTTTAAATTTTCTGATTGACTTACTGGTTTGATGTCTTTGGAATTGTTAAAATAATCAGATTGTTCTGCTATTTCTGGCAGTTTGCTTACGTACTCTTTACTTTTGTATTTTTCGTTTTTATTATCTTCCATACATCATTCCTTCTGCTATGCTTGCTTTTAGATTCTTTTCTTCTTCTAAATGTTCTTTTATCTGTTCTATATAAACAGTTTTTTCCCAAGGAATCATGTTTTCTATTTCACTTAATTCGTAATTATGATAATATTTTAATTGAAATAGTTGTTTATATAAACTCTGTATGTTTAGGTGTTCAAAAAAAAAATTCAAGTAGTTAAAAATGCCTTTTATAGAAATTGATCTTTCTATATCATCGCTTGTTTTGTATTGTTTGTTTATTTCTAATTTTGTTATATTATCAAAATAATTTAAAACTTTTTTCATCTGTTCATTAGTTAAATTTTTAACAAAATCAATAACTTCATCAAAAGAAACTTGTTTACAATCTTTAATTTCACTTCTTGTTTGTATTTGTTTTATACAGGACCCTATAAACGCATAAAAGGATTCTTCATCTGAATCGTATTCTGGTGCAATTATTAAATTTTCTATGGTTGGTTCTGACATAATTAACAGTAAATTATCAGTTAATTTAATTTTAGTATTAGCTGTAGATTTTGTTACTTTTGCGTCTTTCATAATATCAATTTTTAAATTGATGTTTTCATTAGTATGCGGACATTTTAAAGAGAATCCTTCAACTTCTCCTATGGATTTTGCTCTGATACATAAGAACAAATATTCTAAATCTGTTATTTTTATTTTTTTAAAGTCGTTTTTCTTTAAGTCTTGACAACAATTTAAAATAATAGACTCTAATGTTTTTAGTAATCCTAATCGATCACTTGTATTTTTTGCTAATATAAGAGCTTTTTCTTCAGACACAACCATTGGTCGAAAGCATATTTTGGTTTCGGATGGTAATATTTCGCAATACTGCGGTAAACTGGATAATAATAAATCTTTTAATGCCATAATTTTATGTTGTTCTGTAATATCTATAGTTAAAGTCTACACTCAAAGTTAAGTATTGATTTGGTATATCGTCTGAAAATTGTGATGGCAATATCAATTTAGGATATGCTTCGTAGACAGTAATTGTTGCTGCTACAGTACCGTTATCGTTTAGTGCTTTAATTATAATATTAGAAAGATTTGCGGATGTGTTTCTAGGATTTACAGTATTTGATTTACCACTAATAACAGAAGAAAACATACTGTCACACCATCGTTCAAAATACTTTCTAACACTCCAGTTTGAATCAACAATAAAATCTATGATAAACCTGTCATCATATTCTCTTTTTAATGGTATGTGTATTGTGGGTCCTGATGGAGAAAAAGTTTCTGGATACCAGACTATGTATTGTTGCGGTATCTGGCACTGAGAAGCCCAGAAATGTGTTGATTGTTGTGCTTCACCGTCCGTACCGTTCTGTCTAGTAAAAGAAACATCAAATCTATTAATTCTTTGAAATCCGGTAGAAAAATAACTGGTTATTTCTGATATGCTGTTTGACGCCATTTTAGCCTTTAAAAATATCTTCTTCTGTTAATATTTTAAAAATCCAACTATTTTTTTTACAAAATTCCATTGCAGCATTCCATTTACAAGTATTTGTTTCGTAGGTTATACACTCGTTTAAGAATGCTCTTTTGTTTTTTCTTGGTTTTGGTTTGATTGTTTGCTTTTTTGGTTTAATTTCTATGATATACGTTTGTATTTCATTTTGTTTTTTGGCTTCAAACACAAAATCTGGATAATAGTGATGTACTTGGTTGTCTATGGTGGAATAATATGGAATTTTTAATTCCTCACTAGACCAACGTATTATTGTTTCGTTTTTATCTAAGTATTTGCAAAATTTTCTTTCCCAATTTGAACGGCATACTATATTCTCTACGTTACCTACGTATTTATGAGGAAATTCTGGAATATATTTAGTTTTATACGCCATGAAACATAAATATATATGTTAGTAATAAAAATGACAACACAAACAAAAATATCATTTCCTGGCGATAATATGTCATCAGAAATACCGGTATTTCTTACCTGTTTCTGGGGAGATTACAGTCGGTATAACAAAGATAGAACTAAATCGTCTATTATAAGCAAAGGAAATTATATTCAAGTTCCTTATCCCAAGTTATTTAACGTGTCAAATGACGTGCCTTACACTAACAGTGGCACAATTTCTGGTGGACCCATGGATAATTTAAAAACAGCATTTGACAACTTAACATTTGAAGGAAACCAGTTAGTTAACTACTTTTTGAAGGGTGGTAGTAGTTTTACTTACGATAACATGGAGTCTGTATTAACTCCAGGAGCCAGAAGAAAGTATATTGTTGGTATGGATTTGATTGCAAAAACAGAAGCTCAAGCAGAAAAGGCAAAATTAATAGCCGATACCTTCCAAAAAAATGCATTTTCTACTTGGGAAGGTGGTAATAGACTAATATGGAAGCATCCTCCTTTATGGGTTTTGAGCACAACCACAACTCAAAATAATACTACTAACAGCAAAGGTTGGGATCCTACTGGTCTACCTAGTGTGTTGACTCACGTTGATATCAATAAAAATCCAATTTTAGACACCCCATTTAATCTATCTAATGACCATCCATTAGCAATAAATATAAATTTATCGTTTGTAGAACTCGAACCTGCTGTAAATACTAAGGCATACGGTCTCACTAATAGGGCACAAACGTTTGGAGGATGAATATGAATGATTATTTAGATTTTATACCAGGAATGGTAAAACAACCAATTAATCGGGGAATTACTTTATCGGAAAGTAAATTATTAGATACTAATCCTTTTAATTATGAAAATTACATGTATAGAAATCATTATAATAGAATTTTAGGTTTAAGTTCTTTTGGTTTAAAACAACGATATAAAAATTTAACTACTGGATTTTTAAATAGATATTTTGGGCCAACAGGCCCCGGTTATAATTACGGAGGAGCAACTTCAGATTTTTATAGTTATACAAATTTAAATGGCAATTCTGAAGTTTCTATTTCTGAACTTTTTAGATATAGAATGTTATATTATGAAACCATAGAACTTTCTTGTGGATTTACATTTGCAGATTCAAAATCTAGTTTTACATTAAATCAAATAAATAAAATACATGCACGAACAATACAAAATGCACAAACACCGGGAATAGCAGGAATAATCGGAACAACACCAGCGGGATCTCTAGGAGATCGAATAAAATAATAGGAGATTTGGTTTTTAATGTTTGATAATTTTTCAAAAATTAATTATAAATTAAGTGGAAAAACTTTAGAGTTTACCGATATTTTTAAATCTATAAAAATAAATACAGAAAACTCGACAGATATTAGCACAAAAACTATTTCTGGTAGTAGACCTGATCAATTTTCTAATTTAATTTATAATGATCCTAAACTATTCTGGGTAACTTTACTTTTAAACAATATAAAAAATCCATTTACTGAATGGTCCGGTTCTGTTGCTGCAAAAACACAACAAAACGAACAAAATTACGATACAAAAATATTTCAATTTGCTAACACTTCTCGATATTTAAGTGGTAATACTTTAAATTTTAATGAAAACGAATTGGATTCGTATAGTGGTATTGATTTAAGTAATATACAACAAGACGATATTATATTATTTCAAACCGGTTCTGGATCTTTTGAATTAAAAACTTATGGTGCAGGTGAAATTCCCGCAAACACTAGTTGTGGTTATCCTCATTTTGGTCAAGCTGCAATTCCAGACAATTTTTTAAACAGAAACAATATCATACAAATATCCTGTGGTAAAAATATAACAGCATGTTTAGATGATCTGGGTTATATTTGGGCATGGGGTGAAGATATAGGATTAGAAGCAAGTGGTTTTTCTTTAAACGGTAGATTATATCGTTCTGCAACCGGTCAATACAAATTTATCGATACAACTAAAGATAAAATAGTAGCAATAAATTATTCTGGAGATTTACAGTGCTTTGGAAATTGCGGGGACTTTACTTACACTGGTCAGACTAATTTAGTCAAAACTGCTTGGACAAGTGGTAATACACTGGCAGGATTGGCTATTAAATCAGACAACACTTTACAAGTGTTTGGGCCTATTGTGTCTACTGACAGCACAGCACAATACTTCTCTGAGGTTTCTTGCGCAGACGATTACTGTTTAGGTGTAATAACTGGTCCAAATTCAAACAATAAAGTAGTAGGATTTGGTAGTACCGGTTATTTTAATCAAATAACACAATCACTATCTTACTCTAATACAATCAATGATCTGGGAACAATACCATCCACAAATCCTTTATACCCCTTTGTTGATCAAAACCAAAAATTCTTAAAACAACAAAATCAAGGAGTATTGGAATTAAAATTAAAAGATCTACCTCCTTTTACTTCTCCTGCTGGAAGCGGACCAGAAGAAGCTTATAGATCCGATTATCATAACGTGTATGCTGGACTGCAAGAAAAAATATTAATAGGAACTACTGATATTGATGCAGAAAGTAGAGAAGGATTTTTTATTAATAATCCTAAACTATTTGCTGCTCCTGGTGTTACTTTAAAAGATTCATTAGAATTTGAATATAAATCGTATTATGATGAAAAGTTCAAACCACGTAGACATTACGGATTAAATGATAATTTAATTC